ATCAAGTGCTGTAGATGGTAATTATTGGGAGAACCCTTATGCTATGAGTAAGTGGGTTAATGAACAGATGGCACCTCCTAACAGTGCGGGAATGAGGTTTACAACTGTCTATGGCCCAGATAGTAGAGATAATATGATGTATGGAATGTTAAAGGATGGAACAGCACCATATGTAACCAATCATAAACGTGATTGGATTCATGTTAAAGATGTTTGTAGTGCTATTAGGCATCTTGCTCCTAGCACTATTTGTGGCCCTGTTCCTGTTGGATATGGAGAATCTGTTCCAGTAAGAAAACTAGCAGAAGCATTTGGTAGGGGTGATTTACCAGTTAAAGAATATACTCCTGGTGAAGTGGATGATAATGTTGCAGATATTTCTATTATGGCTAGCACTGGATGGATGCCACGGATTAATATCTTAGATACAGTAGATGCCGACTTATAAACATTTATTTAATAATAAAAGAACATTAGTAATTCATATTCCTAGAACTGCAGGAAGATTTGTTGATGCTCTTTTTAAATCAAATAAATTTACGCCAGAAGGAACGTATGGTATAGTTGAATCCCATTATCATAAAGAGTTATATGAAGAGCATTTAAATGTTAAAGGTATACCATATATTGCAGTTGTTAGAAATCCAATTGATAGGTTTGTTTCATCCTCTATGTTTTTAAAACGAAAGTATGGGGATGGTGTTGGTATTATTATGGAAAATCCTGATGACTTTAATATGATAGTTGATACATATTGGGTAGATCATCATTTGGAAGATGTTCTTTCTGATCGGGAAGTTGATGGTGCAGTCAATTGGTTTAGACCACAAAGCGATTATATTACAGATGAAACCTATGTTTGGAAATTTGAAGATGGGTTTGGTGATGCTTTTGGAAATTGGGTTTCTAATGTCTTGGAGATTCCATTTGAAATAAAGGATGTTCCTTATCCAAGATTAAGAGGAATAGATGAAGGAGATAAGTTGGTTGTTAGTGAAAGACTTAAAGAGAATATACGAAATTACTATTATGAAGATTTTAAACAATTTTATCCTAATGACATTTAGTGTGATATACTAAATATTCTGGATACCGTGCAGACCGATGAAGGTTCCTAATTGGCAACATCACAGTAAGAAGGAGAGTAAACGAACTCTCAAACCACAAGCATTGCGTCAAGCAAAGCAAAAGTTACAAAATATTAAGATGCGTTACATGAGACCCTCCAAGCGAGGGTCTTCTAGTATCATAGGTATATAAGACGAAAACAAACATGGCAGTTCAGCAAGAAATCAAGTCACAACTAGCAAAGTTACTTGCTACTGAAGATCTAGTAGTAGAGCATAGAAAAGTTGAGACAGCTCAATTTAATGTTGGTACACGTGTTCTTACGTTACCTATTTGGAATGCAAGTGATACTGTATTTGATATGCTTGTTGGTCATGAGGTAGCACATGCACTTTTTACACCAGATCAAGAATGGTGGAAAGAACATAAGGTTCCACAACAGTTTGTGAATGTATGTGAGGATGTAAGAGTTGAAAAATTAATGAAGCGTAAGTATTTGGGTATTGCTAAATCCTTTTATAGGGGATATAATGAATTGAATAATCAGGATTTCTTTGAGATAGATGGTGAAGATCTTAGTAATCTTAATCTTGCTGATAGGGCTAATTTATATTTCAAGATTGGTCAGTTCGTTGATGTATCTTTTTCAGTTCCTGAAAAGGAGATTGTCGATCTGATTGGTTCTGCTGAAACTTTCAGTCAAATGTTGAATGCTGCAGAAAAATTATATGATTACTGCAAGAAGCAACAAGAGGAGAACGAAAAGGTTAATCCAGAAAAACAATCAGAATTAGATAATGCGAAATTGGAGATGGAGGCTCCTAATTTAGGTGAAGATACAACTGAATATGAAGATCAAGAGGAATCTGATGATAACTTAGAATCATCTCCTCAGACTCCTCAAATGGAAGAGAGTGGAAGTGATAGAGGTAATGATATTCCAGAATCACAAGAAGAACCAGAAGTAAAAACTGCTGATTCTTTAGAAAGTAAACTGCAAGATTTAGTTAATACTGAAGGACCTGACAATGTATATGTTGAGATACCTAAAGTTAATCTAGATAGTATTATTGCATCTAATGCAGAGGTTCATGAAGAGATTGATGATTACTGGGATGTTGTAGAGAAGCAATGGAGTGAAAGTGAATATATGTATCATGCGTATGGTTTAAAGGATTCTATTTTTGATAATGCTGATTCAGAGTATTTAAAATTTAAAAGATCTGCACAAAAGGAAGTAAATTACCTTGTTAAAGAATTTGAATGTCGGAAGGCAGCTGACAATTATTCTCGTTCTGCTATTAATCGCACTGGGGTTCTCGATACAGCGAAGCTTCATACTTATAAATTCAATGAAGATATATTTAAAAGAATCACTACAGTTCCTGATGGGAAAAACCACGGATTAGTATTCATCCTTGATTGGTCTGGTTCAATGGCTCATGAGATGAATGATACTATCAAGCAACTTTATAATTTAATTTGGTTCTGTAGAAAAGTTAATATTCCTTTTGAGGTTTATGCATTTAGTAATGAATGGTATACTAGGAATAGTGGATATACTAGGGATGAGGGATTATTTGAAAATGATTCTAATAAATTAAGGTCTCATTATGAAAGGAAGGAGTATCAACTTCATGTTGAGGATACATTTGCTTTAATGAATATATTGACTAGTAAGAGTAATGCTAAGACACTTGAACATCAATTGCTTAATATTTGGAGAATATCTTTAGCATTTACTAATACATATAATGCTCCATATCGTTATCCTAATCGTTTATGTCTTTCTGGAACTCCATTAAATGAAACATTAATTTCTCTTCATCAAATACTTCCACAATTCCAAAAGGAGAATAAGGTTCAAAAAGTTCAATGTATTATTCTTACTGATGGTGAAGCAAGTCAAATTCCTTATAATAAAAAAGTTCAACGTCATTGGGAAGATGAAGATTTTTTAGGATGTCGTGGTTGTCAGGGTGGTAGAACATTCTTACGTGATCGTAAGGTTGGTAAAACTTATAAGTTTGGATGGAACTATCATGAGTTTACTCAAACTCTTATTACAAACTTAAAAGATAGATTCCCCACAACTAATTTCATTGGTATTCGTGTTATTGCAAATAGAGAAGCGATGAGATTTGCTAGATTGTATTTTACAAACCCTGAAGAACATGTTAAACTAGAAAATCAATGGAAAAAACAGAAGAGTTTTACTATCAAAACTTCTGGTTATGATGCATACTTTGCATTATCTTCTAGCAATCTTGCTGATGATGCAGAGTTTGATGTTCAAGAAGATGCAACAAAGGCACAGATTAAACGTGCTTTTGCTAAATCACTTAAGACCAAGAAAATGAATAAAAAGGTTCTTGGCGAATTTGTAGAATTGGTGGCTTAATTATGACTAAAGAATGGGTTAAAGATGTTCCTAATTGGGAAAAGGAGTATCTTAAGATGGATGTATCTTTATCATTAAGACAAAAAGAAATTCTTAATGGTGCAGATTTAAAGTCTCATGAGGGTATGATGTATGGTGCAATGTATAATGATTGGAAGATTAAGAAACAATTAAATGATTAAATACTTAAAAAAATAGAAGATAATCTATATTATGGTATTCTTTATTTGAAAATTTATGTACATTGTATACGAAGAACACATCGAACACCTGCAAAAAGAAAACAAAGAACTTGAAAGAATAGTTCTTAGTTTGCGTAAAAGACTTGATTATTATAAGGCAGTAGTAAAGGAGAAAAAATAATGAGTGGAGATTGTAGAGAGCAACCAGTTATCTTTTACAGTGAGGAAATGACTGTATCGAAGATGATTCTTTTATCACAAAAAGGGGTTGTATTTAAAAAATATGAATATCTTTTAGATGTATTAGAAGAGGGAGAAGAATAAATAAGTTTAGAAACTGTCACAAAGAATGAAGACATATCAAGAGTTTATGCTAGAATGTTCTCAGTTAGAGGAGAGCAGTTTAAGCCGTATTAAATCTAAATCTGATAAAGGAGGAATGGCCATCCTCTCTGGAAGTCGTGGTGACAAATCATCCAAAGAAAATAAAGCACGGGCTAAGCAATTAGATCGTGATATAAAAGGTAAGGGTCTTCCTGGTGCCACTAAGGTGACTGGAAGATGGGATGAAAAAGATGATAAGACTGGTAAAGTAACTAAGGTTAAAGAACGCAGTCATGTTGTCACCTCTGGTAAAAAAGGTAAAAGAGCATTTAAAAAAGCAGTTAAGTCATTAGGTAAAAAGTATGAACAAGATGCAGTTCTTACTCAAACGAAGAAAACAGGCACTCTTTCGGCAACGAGAAAAGGTGGATTAGGAACAAAGCCTAAGGATAAGAGACCTGTAGGATCAACTAAGACAATTGGTGTCGGTAAAATGAGACCAGGTAGATCTTCTTCTGAAGGTGATACTAAAATCAAAGGAAAAACCTTTACGTATGAAAAATGACTTATCCAGCACCAGAGAAACCTCCTCACGATGACTGGTTTGATGATTACTATCTTCCTGAATTGGGAGAACCACATAACCCCTTAGATGATATGCCAATTGCAACTGATACTGGAGGAGTTTATTCCTCAAGACATGAATCAACACCTGAGTTTGAAAAGACTGCTGAAGAAGTTGTCACGATGCACGAAAAGATGTATCGTATTGCAACGGCAAAATATAATCCTTTTGCCATTGGTGGTTCAGAGAATATAACTGACATACAGAAGAAACATTCACCTTGGCCTGGTGGGTCAGAAAACTTTCAAGGAGGTTCTGAAAATGTACGATGATTCCAATTGGAGAGAAGAATACAAAAGTTATACCAGTAACGAAAGGCATCTTGAATTGCTAGAGAATGGCCCTAAGAGTCTATCTCAGTCATGGATACTGGGTGCTTTGTATAATCAATGGAAAAAGATGAAGGGATATGATAAATTGGATCCAAAGGAAAATGAGGGTCAATTGCAATCTTCTATGAAAGAATGGGAAGCAAGTGTTAAGAAATATCAACATTAACTGACATGGGGTTTAAAACCCCTTTCAATGCTTTATAATAAAGTCATTGAAACGAATCACATTATGTTTGAACTAAAAATGACAGAGGAGCAAGTTTTTGATGGTTTGAAAAAAAACTTTGGTAAAGAATTTACTGCGGCTGATGTTCGTGCTTTTTGTGCCATGAACGACATTGGTTATTCTACAGTAACTAAAAAGATTAAACAGTATAAGGTTGGTAAAGGTAAGTGGAATCTTGAAGTTACTCAAAAGGTTGTAGATAAAATAGAAAACTCTTACAGTGCTCCATCAGTGGAACCAGTAAAACAAAGAAACTTAGTTCCTGAGAAAGATGATATATTTGTGCCATTTGGATCATTTGCAGATGTCAAAAAAATTATACAAAGCAAGCTTTTTTATCCTGCTTTTATTACTGGTCTTTCTGGGAATGGTAAGACATTCTCTGTAGAACAGGCATGTGCTCAATTAGGCAGAGAGTTAATTCGTGTTAATATTACAATCGAAACAGATGAAGATGATCTTATTGGCGGTTTCCGTCTTGTTAATGGCGAAACCGTATGGCACAATGGCCCAGTCATTGAAGCACTCGAACGAGGAGCTATATTGCTCCTTGACGAAATCGACCTTGCCTCTAACAAGATTCTCTGCCTTCAGAGCATCCTTGAGGGAAATGGTGTTTTCCTTAAAAAAATTGGAAAATTCATTAAACCAGCTAGAGGATTCAACGTCATTGCCACCGCAAATACTAAGGGTAAAGGTTCAGACGATGGAAGATTCATTGGAACTAATGTGCTTAACGAAGCCTTCCTTGAAAGATTCCCAGTAACATGTGAGCAGGATTATCCATCACCAGCAATAGAAACTAAGATTCTAGGTAGAGTTGCTTCTAGTCTTGGTGTTGATGATGATAACTTCTGTAAGAGATTAGTTGATTGGGGTGATATCATCCGTAAAACATTCTATGATGGTGGTATAGAGGAGATTGTGAGCACTCGTCGTTTGGTTCATATACTTCGTGCTTACAGTATCTTTAAGAATAAGCAAAAGTCTATTCAAGTTTGTGTAAACAGATTTGATGATGAGACTAAGCAATCATTCCTTGAATTGTATGACAAGGTAGATGCTGAGTTTGAATTTGACAAAGCAGAAGAGAGTGCCTACAATGACTAATGCATGGGCGTTAGCAGCATCTATTTTAGATGGAACATTTGATGAGGATTATCCAGTTATGAAAAAAGAAGACACAACAATTACTCCATTAGAGAGTGATGAATATGATCCAATTAAAACTAGTGAAATTAAAGTGACCAATGAATATGGTCAAGAACATTCCCCTTATTATTATGATTACACTCGTAATGATCCTGATGCAAAGAATCCTTTTACAGATGCCTTTGATTATATGATGGCAGAAGCTGTGGTTAATGGAACTCCTTATCCACAATCTTACTTATCAGATAATGATGATCAAGTAAGTCATCATTTTGCAGATTCATTAACACTAAATACCGAGGGTCAAACAAAGGAGGAACTTACAGAAATGTCGGACAGCAGGAACAAGTATCATGAAAAGGAGATACTCCAAGAGGTAGAAGAGTATGTATCACGTACTTACAATGGTCATTACACAGGCACTAAACATGAGTATCGTAATGTTCAGACAATAGATTTGATGGCATCCAGAGATCTTGCTTCTGATTTTTGTCAAGCAAACATACTTAAGTATGGTAGTCGCTATGGAAGTAAGGATGGAAGAAATAAAAAAGACTTGCTAAAAGTTATTCATTATGCTATGCTATTATTACATTTTGATGAACATTATGGTAAGCCAAAAATGACTACTGGCAACATTGATCATACTATGCCCTAATTATGAAACTATCTGATAAAACTCTTACGTTACTAAAAAATTTCTCAACAATCAATCAGTCTATTCTTTTTAAACAGGGTAGTTCATTAAGAACTATTTCAGTAATGAAGAATATTCTTGCTGAAGCAACTATTGATGAAGATCTTCCAAAAGATTTTGGTATATACGATCTAGGGCAGTTCCTGAATGGATTAAGTCTTCATCAAAGACCTGAGTTGGATTTTGACAATGATCAATATATGGTCATCAAAGAGAATAAAATGAGAACAAAATATTTCTTTGCAGATCCTAAAGTTATTGTTACTCCACCTGAGAAAGCGATTACTCTTCCTAGTGAAGATGTATCTTTTGAATTAAGCACACAACAATTAGATAAGTTATTAAAAGCAGCAGCAATATATCAACTTCCAGATTTGGCTGTAGTTGGTGAAGCAGGTGTAGTTAAGATGGTAGTTCGTGATAAGAAGAATGATACTTCTAGTAGTTTTTCTATTATTGTAGGAGAAACTGAATCTACATTCTCATTTAATTTTAAGGTTGAGAATATTAAGATTATTCCAGGCACATATAATGTGGTTCTATCACAAAAACTTTTGTCACGATTTACTTGTCAAAATTATAACTTAAGATATTATATAGCTCTAGAGCCTGATTCAACATTTGAATGAACATCTTTGTAACTGATCCATCACCAATCTTGTCTGCTCAATGCTTACCAGATAAGCATGTTGTCAAGATGCCATTAGAAACATGTCAAATGCTTTCTATTGTTTGTTCTGATAAATGGGGTCATGGTTATGGTGAGTTGCATAAAAAAGATGGTAGTAAATACAGCACTGATAAGGGTGCTTTTCGTAATCACCCTTGCACAGTATGGGCAAATGATTCTATCATAAACACATGGTGGTTAGTTTCTCATGGTATGGCTTTATGCCAAGAGTATACGCATCGATATGGTAAAGTTCATAGTTGTGAAAAAACTATATTAGAAGCAGGTAGTATTATCCCTCTTCGACCTCCAACATTACCAAAATCATTTACACGAGCAATGCCTGATGAGTTTAAACATGACACAAGCATTGACACTTTTACTGCTTACCAAAATTACATTGGCAGCAAACCTTGGGTTGCATCTAATTATCTTCGTGACCCATCCAGAAAACCAAATTGGTTATGACTAAAACTGAAATTACAATAGGAAAGGTAAAGACTGTCTTTACCACCTCTGAACCTGATGAAGTTCTCATACAATATGAGGATAAGGTTACTGCTGGTAATGGTAGAAAAGTAGATTTTCCTCAAGGAAAGGGAAAAGTTTGTATGGAGATTTCTTCTCTACTTTTTCGGTATTTGGAAAAGTATGGAATATCCACTCATTATCTTAATTCAATTCCTGAAAGGATAATGACTTGTAAAAAGGTTGATATTATTCCAATAGAAGTTGTTGTAAGAAACGTTGCTACTGGTTCTATTGTAAGACAGACAACAATTAAAGAAGGTACTGAATTTGGTTGGCCTTTGGTCGAGTATTATCTTAAGGATGATGAGAAAGATGATCCATTACTTACAGAAGATCGTATCAGATTAATGGGTGATTATCCATTAAGAGATATGGAACAGACTGCTAGAGAAGTTAATGGTATTATGGGAAAGATCTTTCGTGAGATAGGTCTTACACTTGTTGATTTTAAATTGGAGTTTGGTTATGATTCTAGACAAAATTTACTCCTTGCTGATGAACTATCACCTGATGGAATGCGGCTTTGGGGAGAAGGTAAAAGTTTTGATAAAGACTTGTTTAGAAAAGGAGAAGGTGATATAGTAGAAGTATATGAAAATATATTTACTAAATTAAAATCTATTATTAATGCTTAAATTGTGGAGAGTATGGAAGTATGCATTGGGTTCTTTCTCTGATGAGAAGACCAAGAGGTATGATAATCTTATTGTCATTGTACGATCTTTCTTGTTTTTTACTTATCTCATTACTAATTGTTTTATCGTTGCGGGGGTAATCCGACATTGGAATGACTTATGATTAAATGGCCAACTATTATATTCATGTTAGTGATACATATACTCGCAGGAGTTGCATTGCTTCCCCAGTTTTGGAGTTGGGGTGCAGTAG